CTGCCACTCGCGGATCAGCCGCGTACCGGTGACGGGGCGGTCCTGATTGCGCCGGATCGCCCGTGTCTTCCGGTCACCGCCGTCGAGTTCCTCGCCAAGCCGTTCCAGTCGCCGGACGGTCTCGGGCTTCAGCCCGCCGTAGGCCAGTTCCTGGATACGGTAGGCCAGCCGGCTCTCCAGGTAGCGCCGGTTGAACGGCGGCGGCTCACTGTCGAAAAGGTCCCGCCATTGCGCCTTCAGGTCGGACGTCGTTGCGGTCTTCAGCGCGGCAAGGCGCGCAGGGATAGGATCGTGGGTCGTCATGCGGGTCTCCGGTGAGTTGGAGTTGCATGACGGCATTGCTCGGCCTGAGAGTGTAGGCGAATTTCTCCAGTCTCGCCAGAAGGTTCCCCGCGCTCCCGCATCCGCAATCGGACCAACCCGAGCGCCAGCAGGCCGCACAGCTCGGCGCGGCGTTCGGCGGGGGTCATCTGGTCGGGCGGCAGCGGATTCGGGCGTTTCATGAAGGGCGGGTCCGTGATGTCTCGCCCTTCTCCTACTCACCGCATTCGCGAACCGTCCCACGGGGCCCAGAAAGGCACGGGTGGGGCTGTCACCGACTCGACTCCCGGTTGTCCGGTCGGGTAGAACATAATAAGAACATGTCCGGAATTAGCGAGGTGAAAAAATGGGTTCCGATCTCAAGAAATTCGTCAACCCGAAGTTCCTGAAGACCATCGATCTGGGCCTTATCAGGGAACTCTTCGCACGGCATTTCGAGCCGAAGGACGTGCCCATCGATTTCGACAGCGACGATTCCACGGTCCGAGCTGCGCTCGCGAAGCATTTCGAAGAGACCGTCACGGCCTGGAACGAGGGCATGGTGGCTGATCTTCACAGGGTGGCAGACCTTGGCAGCAACGAGGGCATGCAGATCATCCTGAACGAGGCGCGGCGGCAGGGCGTGGTGCTCTATCCCGATCCCGAGCCGGACGAGAAGGAGTCTGCGCCAGCCAGGCACGACCCGAAGCATGTTGCGCTTCACACCTACCTGCATCACAAGAGCGTCTTCGAGGCGGCGGCCGACTTCCATGCCCTGCGGACCCCGACAGCACTGGCCGAGTTCCGAGGACCGGAGCGCGACGTTAGCGCCGACCTGACGCCGGAGATCATCGACGCCTTCAAGGCCGCGGCGATGAAGCTTTTCGCCCGTGATCTTCAGGGCGAGTATTGCCGCCTCGGTCCTTATGAGGAGGACGGCGAAATCAACCTCGTCGTCAGCCACGGCGCCCCGGTCGCGACGACACCCGTGGTGGACGGCGACAAGGAAAAGATCATTCCGCTTCGTGCCGTGAAATACGCCACGCTGCGCTACTCACCGGTAGAGGCGCGGCTGTTCATCGGCGGCGTCGTGAAGGCCCAGCAGGCGGATCTCGCCGAGATCTTCGCAAAGCACGTCCTTGGCCGTCCCTGCTTCTTTTCAGGCAAGGATGCCCGCGATCTCTATACCCTTGATCCGATCAGCGAGGCCGGCCCCGATTTCGCTTTCGATCATCGCTACGACGACCGCATCCTCGACGTGCGGATCGTGGCCGCCGCCGCCGACCATTTCGAGTGGGATGAGGACGAGGCCAAATGGCGCTACGTCCGAACCTGGGAATCGAAGGATGCAACCGGCGCGCTCCGTCACTTCAAAGGCAGTGAAGTGCAGTTCGGCAAGGGCTGGCGGCTCGGCGAGATCTCGTTCCGCGTCTTTTTCAAGTCGGAGGGCAAGCGGCCTGCGCAGGTCACCGTGAAACTGAAACCGCCTGGCACGCTCGCCTTTCGCCGGACGCGGTTCGAGAAGGCGATCCACACGCTGATCGCGCGCCACGGGCTGGAGAAAGACCGCGATGCTGGCATGGTTGTGGACGCGGCTGAGTGACGGCGGCCCGCAGGTCTCGATCTCGGGCCGGGCGCTGCGCCGGTTTCCCGAGCGCGAGGTCGAACGCCTGCTGCGGGTGCGTGTGCTGATCGAACATTCGAAGGCGGAGAGCTGGATGGTCTGTGCGAATTGCGACTGCGGTCTCGACGTTCGCCCGATCCGGCAGATCGGCGACGAACTGCGCGCATGCTGTCCGCACGATGCGGCAGAGGACGTTGTGCTCGAGGATGGCGACCTGACGCGGTTCGGCGTCGATGCCAACCGGCTTGCAGGGCAGATCGGAGCGAGTGGAGGTCTCGCCGGCGCGGTCTCGGCGGTCGTGGATGGGGTCTGGACGATCGGCTCCGGGCCTGCCGGTCGGGTGCTCATGCTCTGCGACGTCGCGGACCGGTTGGAGGCACCGGGCGCAATCCTCGCGCTGAAATCCGCGGCGGCGCCGCGGCCGCTGACGGTCATCGCCAAGGAGCCGGAGCCGGCACTGGTGCTGCGGCTTCGCGAGGCCGGGATCGAGGCCCGGGCGCTTGCCGACGTGATCAAGGCGGATCCGGAGGGCGTCGACCGCCTGATCCTCGACGACGGGCGCACATCGACCGGCGGTGTAAGGCTCGTCCTGCATCGCCAAGGGCAGTTCGCGGTGCTGGACGGTCGCCGCCTCGATCTTGCCCCGCAGATGTTCGCTCTCTTCAGAATGCTTGTCGAACGGTCGGTGCAGCGCGACCCCGTGCTCAAGGCGCAGGAGATCGAGGCGCAGTTTCAGCGAACACCGCGAGAGATCGTCCGGGACCTGCGCAGGGCCCTGGTCACCTGCGGGCTCTCGGAAGAGTCGGTCGAAACGCTCGTCGAGACCGTCCGGTCGCGCGGGTACCGCCTTGGCCTCGCGTCGTCAGAGGTCGCCATAGAGGACTGAGTGCCGTCGGTCACACAGACGGCACACATCAAACACACGCCAATCACACCGGCAGACCGGTGGAGGCGGGCAGTCTCGGCACATCAGAAACGATGTTCCGAGGCTTTGACCGATGTACCCCCCGATTTCCCCCTCCGACCTCGCCACGCTTATCGGCGAGACCGACGTCGCGGCGCGACGCCTGCATCGCAAGCTGGCGCTTGCAGCCGCCGATCTCGACGATCTCCGCCAGGATCTCCTGGTCGATGTGATCTGCCGGCTGCCGGGCTTCGACAAGCGCCGCGGGAGCATCGGCGCCTTCGCAGGTCTGGTTCTCCGTAACCAGTGCTCGCGCATTGCGATCCGGCACCATCGCCAGCGCCGGGCGCAGGGCGGCACGGTGCTGTCGCTCGACGCGCCCGTCGCCGGCAGCGCCGAACCGCTGGGCTGCCTGCTGGCGGAGACGGACGGGCTGGCCGCCTGGCATGGCCAGGATCTTTGCGCCGCGGCGGACGTCGAGACCCGCCACGATCTCGCCCGGGCACTCGCCGACCTGCCGGAGGATGTCCGCGGGCTCTGCGCCGCACTCGGCACCTGCGCCGTCGCCGATCTGGTCGGCCGCGACGGCATCTCCCGCTCCGCCCTCTACCGCCGCCTCGCACGCCTCCGGCTCGAGCTCGCCATGCGCGGGCTCGGGGGGCGGTGGGACGGTTCGGAAGCCGCGTGAGTAGAGGGAGGACATGGAGATGCTCGTCATGCCCCCCACCGCCTTCACCCCGGCTCGGCCCCGGCCGCTGACCGATATCGAGTTCTGCGCCTGGATCGGACAGGCGATGCCCGGCGACCGGCTGGAATACCACCGCGGGTTCCTCGGCATCGACACGACGGCCGTGATCTCGACGCTGCCGGAACCGGACCGCCGCAGGTTGGCCGCGCTGGCCGGCGCCGCGCACCGGGCCTTCGAGGCTGGCCTCGTCCACCTCGTCCAGGTGCGGCTCGGTCCGGACCGCTTCGCCTATCTCGCCATCGCGCGGACCAAACCGCGCCGCACGCCGGTGCCGCTCGCCCGCCTCATCGAAGACGTCGAGGCCGCCTGATGGCCGTTCCGTTTCCCTCCATCGGAGTTCCCGCCATGCCGCACCCCGACAATGCCCCCCGCCTCATTGATCTCGAAGGTCTCGCCCTCGGCGACATCGCGGCGCTGCCGCCCGAGATGCTGCTGGATCTGCAGACGACGGCGCTCGCCGAGACCGCCCGCGTGAAGCGGCTGCGGGACCGGCTCGAAGCCGGGATCGCGCAGCGCTACGAGGCCGCCGCCGCAGCGGAACGGGCTGCGCAGGGCAAGACCAGCGGCACCGTGCGGGTCGAGGACGAGGGCGTTGTGATCGTCGCGGACCTGCCCAAGAAGGTCTCCTGGGATCAGGACCGGCTCGCCGCCATGGCCGAGCGCATCCGCGCCGCCGGCGACGATCCGACCGAGTATCTGGAGATCGCCTATCGCTTGCCCGAGCGGCGCTACGGCGCCTGGCCTTCGGCGATGCGCGAGGGCTTCGCGGACGCGCGGAGCGAGACCACCGGCAAACCCGTCTTCCGGCTCGAGGCTCGAGACCGGTGACGCGCGGCGGCGGGACGCCCGGTCGGCAACGCCGGGCAGGGTTCCCCTTCGGCACCCGGTCACCCCCGCCGCCGCGCCCCCTGAATTCACACCCCGGAGAACCTCATGGCCTTCCGCATCATCACCGCCGACGAACGGCTCTCGGCCGCCGAGAACAAGACCTCGCTCGCCATCTTCGGCCCGCCCGGCGTCGGCAAGACGACGCTCCTGAAATCCCTGCCGGCCGAGGAGACGGTCTGCCTCGACCTCGAGGCCGGCATGAAGTCGGTGCAGGACTGGCGCGGGGACTCGATCCCTGTGCGCAGCTTCACCGATTTCCGCGACCTCGCCGTACTGATCGGCGGGCACGATCCGGCCCAGCATCCGCAGTCCTGGTACGGCGCCGAGTATCACGCCTGGCTGCAGCAGCAGTATCTCGGCACCGGCATCGAGGATTTCCTCGCAGGCAAGCGGATCATCTTCGTCGACTCGATCACCGACCTGACGCGGCAGGCCATGGCCTATGCCCGCCAGCAGCCGGAGGCCTTCTCCGAGCGGACCGGCAAGCCGGATGTCCGCGGCGCCTATGGGCTGCTCAGCCGCGAGGTGATCCAGGCGCTGAAGCATCTCCAGCACGCCCGCGGCAAGACGGTGATCTTCGTCGGCGTGCTCGAGAAGCTCACCGACGAGTTCGGCGCGACGACCTGGCAGCCGCAGATGGAGGGCACGAAGGCCGGGCGCGAGTTGCCGGGGATCGTCGACCAGGTGGTCTCGATGCAACTCTTCGGCCGCGATGCCAAGGGCGACTGGACCCTCGACGAGACCTCCGCCGAGCGCCGCCTCGTCTGCCGCTCCGGCAACCCCTGGGGTCTCCCCGCCAAGGACCGCTCCGGCCGGCTCGATGTGACCGAGGCGCCCGATCTCGGCGCGCTGATCGCGAAGATCGACGGCCGCGCACCCGCCCACACCGCCACCCCTTCCTGATCCAGACGCAAAGGACAGACCCATGAGCTACGATCTCAACGACGCCCAGCCGCAGATGGCCCCCATCGGCGAGTTGATCCCCGACGGCACTTTCGCCAAGGTCCGCCTGACCGTGCGCCCCGGCGGCGTCGACGGCGCCACGCCGATGGACGCGAAACTCCTGAAGGCCTCGCAATCGAGCGACGCGAAGATGCTGGACTGCGAGTTCACAGTCCTCGAGGGGCCCCATGCCCGCCGGAAGTTCTGGCAGAGCTTCACCGTCGCGGGCGGCAAGGTCGACGAGAAAGGCCAGTCGATCGGCTGGAAGATCTCCAAGTCCACCTTTCGCGCGATGGTCGACAGCGCTCTCGGGCTCGATCCCAGGGACGAGAGCCCCGACGCCAAGGCCAAGCGGGTGCTGCCCGGGCTCAAGCATCTCGATGGCATCGTCTTCGCCGCCCGGATCATGGTGGAGCCCGCCTCAAACCCGCAGTACCGCGACCAGAACCGGATCGCGAACGTCGTTCTGCCCGACGACGCGAGCCATGCCCCGATCATGCGCGGCGAAACCGTGCCCCCGGAGCCCGTCAACGCCCCGCCGCGCAAGGCCGCGAGCGCGCCGGCGCCGGGCTGGCAGGCGCCCACGCCGGCATGGGGGGCGCAGCCGCAAGCCTCGGCGGTGGCTCCGACCTGGGGCGCACAGGCGCCCGCGCCGCAGCCCACGCAGCAGTCGCCCGCCCAGCAATCGCCCGCATCTCCGCCGTCCGCGCCGGGCGGAGCGCCTGCGACCGGCATGCCCGCCTGGCTCAATGGCTGAGGCGCGGTCGGCAGCACGGCGGCGGAGGTCAACCCGGCCTTCGCCGCCGCCCGAGGCCCGGCGCGATCCTGCCGGGCCGATGACCCCGGATGAATGGCAGGCGCATGTGACGCGCGAGGCGGCGCTGGAGATCGGACGATGGCTCGAGGCCCGAGGAAGACTGCACACCCCGATCGCAAGCCTCAGCCTCGGCGACCTCGAAGCCATGGCCAGCAACGCGATCTCGCGCTGGATCGTGCTCCAGTCCGAAAAGCTCCAGAGGGCGGGTTGGCCGCCCGAGGACCCGATCGGGAACTTCTTGCTGGGGTAGCGCTCTGCGCTGTCTGCGCCCGCGAGGCGCGCGGCTTCGGCTACTGCCACGGCCTCCGCTGGGATCGCCACCCCTACCACCGCTTCTGCTCGCGCCGCTGTCAGGACGTGGGCAGCGCCATCGCCCAAAGGAACAACGGCATGATCGACAAGACCGCGCGCGAGGCCCGTGCGATCCGCGATGCGCGGACGCTCTTCGCCGAAGCGCTCACCGACCTCGGGCTCATGGAGCCCTTCTTCCACCGCAGCGCCGAGGACATCGACCGCCTGATCGAGGCGGCGGTCACCGGCTACATCGACAGCATGCAGGACCAGGCCGCGCGCAAGGAGCGCACCGGTACGGTCCTCGACGACCCGATCCCATTTTAGGAGCGCGGCGATGATCGACCTGAACGACGACACCGCGTCCTGCAGCTGGAAGCCTCTGCTCGAGGCGGCCACCGAGAACGCCGTCACCGACTTCGAGATCGAGTTCTGCGACAGCCTCCGCGAGAAGCTGGCGCGGTTCGGCGAGAGCGCCCGGCTGACGGACGCGCAGTTCCACAAGCTGACCTGCATCGCGCAGGCCGGCGGGTTCTGGGAGCGCGAGCGATGATCGACCTCAACCATGGCTCGGGCTGCCTCTACGGCGCCGACGCGCCGCGTCCGCCCATCGCGCAAGCCGTGTCCGCAGCCATCGAAAGGGCGCTGGCAGCGCGTCATCGCGCAGAGCGTCCGCGGACCTATGTCAGTTCCTCGGGTCTCGGCCGCGACTGCCTGCGCCAGATCCAGTACGACTTCCTCGCGGTCCCAAAAGACGAGGGCCGTGAGTTCGCGCCGCGCACGCTGCGCATCTTCGAGGCAGGCCACCGGGCCGAGGACATCGTCGCGGGCTGGTTCCGCATCGCCGGCTTCGACCTGCGGACCGAGCGCCCCGACGGCCGCCAGTTCGGGTTTGAGGCCCTCGACGGCCGCTTCAAGGGCCACATCGACGGCTGCCTCGTCTCGGGCCCGGTCGCGATGGACTATCCCGCGCTCTGGGAAAACAAGGCGCTCGGCGCGGCCAGCTGGAAGGACGTGGTCAAGCGCGGCGTCAGCCTCGCGCGCCCCGTCTATGCCGCCCAGATCGCGCTCTATCAGGCCTACATGGAGCTGCCCGCCCCGGCGCTCTTCACCGCGCTAAACCGCGACACGATGGAGCTGCACGCCGAGCTCGTGCCGTTCGACGCGCATCTTGCGCAGGAAATGTCGGATCGCGCCGTCGCCGTGGTGCGGGCCTCCGAGGCCGGCGAATGGCTCCCGCGCGCCGCGGCCGAGCCCACTGCAGTCCTCTGCCGCGGCGGCATGGCGGCCGGCAAGTGGCACGCGCCCTGCGCATGGGCGGGCCGGTGCTGGGGAGAGCGGCGATGATCCCCGACGCCTATGAGCTCAAGCGGATCGTGCGCGCGCATCGCGACCGGTTCTGGTGCTCGGACCTGCTTGGAGCGGCGGAGTTCGCGCCGATCTACTTCTTCAACGATCAGGCCGCCTTCGATGGCGATATCGTCGACCGCGCGATGACCCGGGTTTTTACCGGTCCGCTCCGGTTGCCGCATCCGTCCGTGATCTTAGAGGTGCGCGAGCAGCGCGCGTCTCCCTCGGGCCTGATCGTCTGCGCCCGCGCCGACGGCGACATCGTCGAGGCCACGTTCCTCATGCGCAAGCGGGCGCCGCGCGGCTGGACGGATTGCCTGGTGCGGGTCTGGATGCACCCGGACGGCAAGGCCGAAATCGAGGGCAACCCGGCCGAGCGGAGCGACGAGACAGTCCGCGGTCACGGCGAAGTCGCCGCCGGCATCGTCTGGCGCGCGCTGACCATCCTCGGCGCGTCCCCGGACATCCGCGACCGCAAGGTGTCGCTCGCGAAACACTCCCGCCTCGCCCGCGAGGGCGTGCGCGGATGGGTCTGGCGCCAGGTTGCCATCGATCCGGCGCGCCTGCGCGCGGCGACGCCGCCGCAGGGCGGCAGTCACGCCAGCCCGCGCTGGCACATCCGTCGCGGTCACTGGCGGCAGCTCGCGGACGGTCGCCGGGTCTTCGTCCGTCCGTGCGAAGTGGGCGATCCGACCCGCGGCGGGATCGTCAAGGATTACGCAGTGGAGATACCCCAACAATGACCGAGTTCACCCCATCCGCCACGCAGGCTGCCGCGATCCACGAGATCAAGGAGTGGTTCGAGACCCGCACCGAGCAGCAGCAGGTGTTCCGCCTGTTCGGCTATGCCGGGTCCGGCAAGACCACCGTGCTGAAGTTCGCGCTCGACGAACTCGGCCTCTCGCCCCACCGAAGCGCGAAGGACGGCCGGTGCGTGCCCGGCGTCGTTACCGCCACCTTCACCGGCAAGGCCGCGTTGGTGCTGACCCGCAAGGGTACGCCCGCGCGCACCATTCACAGCCTGATCTACTCGGTGATCGAGTCGACCGAGGAGGAAATCGAGGAGGCTGCCCGGAAGATCGCGGTGGCCGAACGCGACGCGCGTCGCCTTACCGGGTTCGCGCGCACCACGGCCGATGCCGCGATCGAGGCGATGCGCCAGGGGCTCTCGGCCATGAAGCATCCGCGCTTCGCGCTTAACCCGCAGAGCGACGCGGCAGACGCCCGGCTGATCGTGCTCGACGAGGTGTCGATGGTCGGCGAGGAGATGGCGCGCGACCTGATGAGCTTCGGCAAGCCGATCCTCGTCCTCGGCGATCCCGGTCAGTTGCCGCCGATCCGGGGCGAAGGCGCCTTCACCCGCGACGAGCCGGACGTGATGCTGACCGAGATCCACCGCCAGGCGGCCGAGAGCGCGATCATCCGTCTCGCCACCATTGCGCGCGAGGGACGGCCAATCGGGTTCGGCGTCTACGACGACCATGTCGCCAAGCTCCGCAAGGGCGACATCACGCCGGAACAGGCGCTCCGCGGCGGTCAGCTGATCTGCGGGCTGAACGCCACGCGGCTGCAGATCAACAACGCCATGCGCGCGGCCGCCGGTCTCGGCGGGACCTGGCTGCCCACCGGACCGGCCGAGAAGATCATCTGCCTGAAGAACCAGAACGATCTGGGGCTGATCAACGGGATGTTCGTGACGCTCGAGGACATCGTCGACGAGGGCAGCCTCTACTTCTCTGCTGTCGTCCATGACGAGGACGGGCGCCACATCGGCGAGCCCTATGAGGACGGGCGTCCGGGCCGGCTGCGCATCTACAAGGGGCATTTCGAGGACCATGTCGCCTACGACAACAAGCGTCACGACCGCGATTACAAGGAGAAGCGCCTGCTGACCGAGGCGACCTTCGGCTGGGCGATCACCGCGCACAAGGCGCAGGGCTCGCAGTGGGAGAACGTGATCGTCTGGGACGACGGGCTGGGCCGCAGCGAGATCGACCGGCGCCGCTGGCTCTACACCGCGATCACCCGGGCCGAGCGCGGGCTCGTGCTGCTGGCCTGA